CTTCTGGGCGAGGTATTGCTTCGCCAACCGCTCGTCACTGGTATTGGAGGACATCCGCACCTGACGGCCATTGGCAGACCAACGACCCCACCACACATCACCCCGTCTGTAGAGATTCATAGTTCCCTCTCTTCAGCCGAGGACACGCGTGGTAAGTATAGCAACATAATAAAACATAAGCAACGCCTATTGTGTATTAGTACTACACATGTCCAAAGCCAAATGAGTTACAATGCATTCGCCTATTCGGGCAACTTCCACTGACGAAAGGAATGCGAATGCGTGTCTCGTATGAAGAGCAACTGAAAAAGCTCGAGGCAAAGCGTGCTGCCCTCCAGCAAAAGCTAGCTGAACAGCAAGCCAAGAACGTCGTTCTCAATGGCGATGAACCACAACTGCATACGGCTGTGGCTGCAGTTCGTGAAGCCGCATCCACGATGAAGCTACCTGAGAAGAATATTCTTGACGGGCTAGCCAAAGCGCTGATGGGGCCAGTGATCGTCACGTTTCGCAAGCCTCGTGGTGGTATCGCCAAAGCCAAGAAAACAACTCGAACTCGAACCGCTAAGAAGTAACTTTAGGGGCTGCTTCGGCAGCCCTTGTTGTTTCTTGGATGCTCCAGTCACGCACTACGCTAGCGTTAGCACGTATCAACGTAGCCAACTCCAGTACTTTGTCGTGATCGGTGAGCGTGCCTGATAGCTGAAGGTTCAACTCCTTCCAGCAATCGCGGATATACAGCATTGCTTCTGCGACTTGATGCGGTGCACTCACTTGCGGGTTCCTCCGATATAGGGGTTCCAAGTTGGTTGTGGCTGATTGCTAGGTGAGCCATAGGTGTTTGCACTACCTTGTGGTTGACCGTATTGGTTGCTGTAGTAAGTCGTGTTGCCTGACTGAGTAGCAGACCCCAATGGCTGACCATACTGGTTGCTGTAATACGTGGTGTTACCTGACTGCGTAGCAGAACCTAGCGGTTGCCCATACTGATTGCTGTAGTAGGTGGTCTGTGCATTAGCTACTGTGATAAAGAAAGTCAGCACCATGCCAACCATCAATCCATAGAAAAAATTCCTCATCCTCTTCTCCTTAGTCGAAACCATTTGGGCATGTCCATATCGCCCTTGATAATTGCTTCTGCCAGCCTCGCTGACTCCCTTGCGATGTCGTCGCCATATTGAGTACGCCATTTCTTGTACAGCTCCTTTCTCCTTGTTTTGTATCTACCGATCGAGATTGCCTCGATGACTCGAGCCTCAACCCGATCCCGACTTTCCTGTATTTCTATTGCCCACTTCTCCTCTTGAGATAGTTGGTCAGTAAACAGATCACCCATTTACCTCCCGAGCTTTCATCATTGCATCTGCTATTCCGTATGCAACATTAGCCAGCCTAATAGAGTCAGGCATGATTGTTGATCCATCTCTACCAAGCTCACAACCTTTAACTACCGTGATCAGTCCTTTCATTGCGGCAGCTGCAAAGTAATCTCGTAAGTCCATGCCTTCGTATTCAGACTGTTTCCAGTGCGGACTCGGAAATGCTTTCATGGTTTTTCCTTAGTTAGTTTCAACGCAGCCCGATGGATCCGCTGCTCGAAGTAGCGTCGCACCACGTAGCTTCTTGCAACTGAGATGACCGTAAAGATCAATCCCATGTTGAACGCCTGGGCCGCGGTCACCTGGAACCCGAACATGGGTAGCACCAGGATGTTTGCAATCCAGTTGATCAGGAAGCCGATCGCGATGTTGACGCTGACTTCAATGAGGGATCCAAGTCTTGACTGCCTCACTTAGCCTTCTTCTTCTTTGGTTCTTCCAAGCCAATCTGACGATTCACCTCGAGCACTTTGTCGATCTCAATCTCCATCAACTGACAAATGGTCTTGAGCGAGTCACGCACAAACCACAATGCGCCTGATTGAGGTTCCGATGTCTCAGCTACTGCCATGACCTCGAGCACATCGCCTGCGTTCTCAATTCGATATCTCAGCGTGTCTATCTCATTGGCTGCTGCCCACAACTGACTGCGTAGTTCTTCTGCGTTCATAGGTTCTCCTTCGGTGGACGATCGTCACCTTCGGGATAGGTCTTGGAATAGAGCATCAGCATCCTGAGGTTGCACATGACGTGCGCCAGGTGGTGCTGACCAGACTCCGAATCGATGTCCTCACCTCGTTGCCATGCAGCTAGATGGCGCAGAGCACAGGCAAGCGGCACCGACCAAGGCATACCCTTCGTCCAGTTCCAAGCGGCGTACTTCTGTTTGCCGTACATCCAGACCCGCGCCTCGTCCTCGAGGGTAGAGAGCGGGATCAGACTGAGGTCAGGTTTGCCGCCGTTGTAGCGAGCTCCAGATCCCTTCGCATCTGAGTTCACATCACCAATCCCATCGATAGGCCCGAAGGTCTGGGTGTGTTCTGGCTCAAAGAAACCTGAGTCGTACTGACCTTTCATGTAAGCGATGGGTGCCTTACTCATCCAAGTCCTCCGATGCGTAGCCATCCATCCGAATCAACTTATCGATGCGGGCGCGAAGCGCACTGATCTCTGTGTTGAGATGGTTGATGTGATCCTTCAGCTTCTCGATCTCGATGTCTCGTTGCTCGAGCTTCTCGACCAGGCTGTGTGCCACCTCGATCAGCAATGCCTCTTGCTTCTCATGGATAAACGCGTCACGAAGTACCCGCACCGATTCATCCATCCTGCTACTAAGTTCTTGCATATTCATATCATATCTCCCCGACTGATATTGTTAGTCAAAACCACGATCGCTAATCAGATACCGAAGATCATCTGGCACCTGGTAGCTATCCTCTTCAAAGTCATCCTCATCAAAGCGTCTGACTTTTTCCTGCCTCAACTGCTTCACCTTCACAGGCTTTGGTTCCCGCTTAGGCTTTGGTGCTTTCTCCACCTTGGGTTTTGGTGGAGGGATTTCGTCCAACTGCCGAAGCTGGTTTCCCGTGTCCATGACTTCGATCGTTGCGAATCGCCAGCCACATGCACGGCACGTTCTTTTGCGCCTGAGCTGGCCAAGCGGGTTGATCCTTGAATCATAGACATCAGTCCTTTTCCTGCACTTCGGACATGGAATCATTCTCGTTTTGTTCCCTTGCGTATTCGATTATACCTATAACCATTGCTGCCATCTCCTGAGCTGGTGTCAGATTCTGTGCATCCATCTTTTCGTCAGACTCGACCTTGATCTGAAGAATGTCAGCATCCCCCTCTGGTAAATCCTCAATCACTAAAGTGACCTTTGCCATTCTTATTCTCCCTACTGCAATGAACTTGGTTTGATGTGGTCTTTTGAGTTCTCGTAGGAAGACCTGATCATCTTCTCGATGCGATAGCACGCATCGTCCAACGCTTCCTCGCTCATGTCAGACAGGCGCATGGCCAGGCTCATCATGATCGAGAAGGTGTGAAGCCAGTCGCCCAAGACAATCTGAGGATTGGCATCTGAGAACTCAGCCCAGCTGCGGATGAACCCCTCGAGCTGGTCTGCTTTAACTGGATCCATTGGCATCGGCGGCTCCCTTGTACTGAGTCCTGATATAGGAGTCGATGTCCTCACGCTTGAACCGATACGCACGACCGATCTTTGCTGCAGGCAATACCCCCTGTCTTGCGAGGCGACGCACCGTGAACTGCGAGAGTCCAACGTATTGCGATGCCTCATCCACATCCATCAATTTGTTATCCATTACTTCCACTCCTTGCCGTGATTCAAAATAAAACTCTTTCTAAACTCCACACGCCGACCATCTTCGATCTCTTCTCGAGTCATGCCAGCCACCAACGGGATCTCAGGTACATCGTAGTCACACAGATAGCTGTCGTGACCCGTGTCCTCAATCACCGTTATCACTCTCCCAGAGGGAAGTAGAAACCGCCTCCCTAATAGGTTTGTACTGTTCGCAGAAGGGTGCGACTTCGCAGTACTCGGCGCACCGCCTGTATATCCCCGCTCTCTCCTCAACAAAAGTTCCGTCAGGGAGAGGGGACGGAATGTCTTCTCTTCGCTCATATAGTTTGATCGCTCGCTTAGCGCCTTTCTTCATCAATGCATACTTGTTGCCACTGAACCACCGCTCCTCATCAGTACATTCAACTATCGTTCCAGCTTCTGCCTGTTGATGCAGACTGATACGGTCTTTGATGTACTGATACGTTTCCTCGATCGGCCACACTTCGATCGGAACTACAACGACCGCCTGCTTTGGATAGTCGGGATCACGAAGACCTTTAGCCTTACTAAAATCCCTCAGGATTGCCACGATCCTCAGGCGTTCCACTTCATAGCCGTTCTGGATAGCAAGCCAGCGAAGTACATTCAGCTGACGTTCCCAATCCTTGTGATCGCCCGTGACTTTGTACGTGCTGGTCACCTTGTAATCGTCCAGCGTTTTGCCATGCAGATCCATGCGATCGAACTGACCTGACAATTTCCAACCATCAACGTCAGCGTACAGACGCTCTTCTTGCAGGTCAGATGTCTCTTGGCCTGCACGTTCCAGGATCGTGTGAACAGACTGACCGAGCAGCGACCAGATCCGATCGCTCACATCCTCGACCACAGCATGACCATATTCTTTGCGGAGGATCCGCACCTGAGGAGAGTCGATCAGCTTGGTAACTGAGATGTCCCCGCCACCAGTGTAGGGATCATTCGTTAC